AAAATAAAGACCGCCGTACTTGAGGACGGTTACTGGAGGATCACTTTCGAGCAGGACAACAGTTTCCAGGCCCATGACCTGATGCGCTGCGCCACGTTCAGCGGCGGGAACCTGAAAGGGTACTGGGTGGAGGTGGCCGGCGTGGAGGGTGACTCCATTCTCGTAAGTGAGGATGAATTTTCAGGTTCCCTTCCGGAGGCCGGTGACGAGTGCGTGCTGATGGGCAACACGGAGAACCCGCTGCGTCAGAACCTGATCCTGATCTCCGCCACCGAGGACGGTCAGCCCCGCGTGGACGTGATGGACGGGGTGAAGGCGAAGAACTTCACCGGCTGCCTTCGTGCGCGCCTGGGTAACCTGGACGGCATCAGCGATGACTGGTTCCCGGCTGACAACCAGCCGCACGGCAACGGCCTTTACAGCGACAACGCCTACCTGCGCGGGACTTTCCTTCTGGTGACCGGTGAGGACATCAAGACCAAGTTCGAGATCGTGGAGGGGCGCATCACCAGCGCGGTGACCGCCCTAAGGAACGACTTCGCCACGGAGAAGGGCTACCTGAACAACCCCGCCTTCGATGACGGGCTGGAGAAATGGAACACGGAGAACGAGACGGTGTTCTTCCTGGCAGGTAACAAATGGATCTGGGCGAACAACAACGTACTGACCAGAAAGGGCGACGGGGCGAGCGTGACGGTGGATGACGGGCGGACGGTGGTGCACATCCGTAACAAGTACATCCTCCAGAAACGGGCGAATTTGAAAAGCATCCCCTCCATGCCTGTGAACGGTGACGGGGAGAAGGAGGCCGTGCCGGTGTACCTTTCCTTCTTCTACCGCTGCGCAACCAAAGGGACTCTAAGAGTCCAGTTCCTGGACGTTGACAAGACGGGTTTCGCGAACTTCAACAGCCTGGAGGTGGAGGAGGAACTGTCTGCAACTGATGGTTACGTGCAGTACACCTGTAGCGGCCTCTGGAACGGTACCGGTGATTTCAAACTGTCCTTTACCGGTGACATCTACCTGTATATGCTCGTGCTGTCCACTGACAAGGTGGAGAGCCTTGCACACCGCTACCGGACGCTTTTCGAGCAGTCGGAGCGTCTGGTGAAGATAACGGCCGCCGTCTTTGACCGTGACGAGAATATGCTGGAAGAGACGGGGCTTGTGGTGAAGCCTGAAGGCGCGGGCATCTACGCCCAGGACGCGGACGGGAAACTGGCGCTTATCGGCGTGAGTGTGGACGGGACGGACGCTGACGGCAACAAGATCAGCGTGGTGAAGCTGACCGGTGACCGCGTCAAGCTGGAGGGCCTCGTGACGGCCAACGATAATTTCAAGATCCTGGAGGACGGGAGCATCGAGGCGAACGCGGGCACGTTCTCCGGGCATATCCGCACGAACTTCCACCTTGTGGAGTCGAGCGACGCCGTCCTGACCTCCTGCTCGGGCCGCGGCGAGGCCGGCTACCTGATCGGCCGCGAGCTGAGCCTGAAGGTGGACATGGCCGGTTCGTCGAACGGTGCGGACATCATCCTTCCGAACGACGTGCGTTATATCGGCTCGCGCGTAACCCTTTACAACGGCTAATGTAACTCGTAACTTTGCCGCATCACTTTTTCGTAACATTAAATATTTCACTTTACGAAAACTATATTTATGTAGAAAATGGATGCAAAAAAGATTACAGAAGACTACCACGACTGGCATAACATTGCCGAACTTCGACTTCTTGGCTTGAGCCGTTCTCAAATAGCAAAGAAGCTGCAACTTCCTCCCGGCAGAGTCATGCGGCTTTCCCGATTAAATGTTGATGAGCTTCTTCAACATGGCAATCGTCCGCGCCCTTCTTATTCCTGCCGTCTCGATCCTTATGAGGAGTCAGTTAAGCATTTGCTGATAACCTGTCCTTATTATTCTTCCACCCAGATTCATGAATATCTAAAGGAGAATAATCCCTCTTTTCCAAAAGTCTGTGAAAAGACTGTTTTCAATTACGTAAAAAAAATACGTAAAAGATACGATATACCTGCAAGAGTATAATTTTTTGCAGCAACAATCTTTTGTTCAGAATTCAATAAGAATCTGAACTGCATCCTTATTACCGAAATTTAAATAAAAGACATTATGAAATCCGTTATTTCAGACAATAAGATTATTCCATTCCTGCCTTGTTATAAAAGGACATCACAGTTGCATGAAACCAAAGTCAGTGATCTGAAAACTGTATATGGATGTAATGGATATGCGGTTTATGATTATATAGAAAATGAGATATTCCGTACAGGAAACCATTCATTGTATTGGTGTAAGAATATGCTTTGCAGAGTAGCGGACTATTGGGCACTCTCTCCGGAAGAAGTGGAGAAAATCGTGGAGTATTGTATTCAGGTTGACTTGTTCAATGCTGAGTTGTATACCAAGTATCATATTCTTACATCCGCAGAAATCAGGCAACAGTATAATAATGCCGGTTTCTTCATGGCTGTCAATTCATAATCACTAATCCGAAAATACTATGTTGATAAGATGTGAAATGTTAAAAAAACTGGCAAACGCTTTTATAGAGGTAGCCAAAGAGGAGAACCTGCCTGTAAATATCACAATGGGCAGGTCTTATACAGACTCCGGCGGTTCCAGACAAGTTGGTATTATTCTTGAATTTGACAGTTGGAACTCGAAAATCATCAATGATAAATTAGCTGACACCATCAACAGAATCTTCGAACTTAAATAATATATAATAGAAAGGGAGCAATATGGAAATATTAACGGCCCTGCAATGGGCTAAAAAGGGTTTTATCCCCAATGAGGGGGCCAAAGGTACAAAACAATGGACTAACAGCTTTTACTCTGCCAAAGCTGTCTATTTCAAAGACAGTGAGGTCCATGAAGATAAGGACACTGCCAAAGCCATCCTTTTTGCCAAAAGGAAGGAGTACCGGGATGTAGCCAAGAAACGGAAAGAGAAAAGAATAAAAAATGCTGCATACCGAGAGAAAATGAAAACCCAGTGGCAATGGTTACAGGAGGGAAGAATACCTAACGATAATGCCAGATGGGAAGTTGGAGAGGAGCTGAATAAGATGTTTTGTACATGTGCTTACGGAAGCAACTACTGTTATTGCCATGAGAGATATACTCATGAGCCTAAAAATGATGAAGAGATGCAAAAAGCCATTTTTGATTTTTAACAGAAATAACTGGGTATGACTATAAACAGAGTAAAAAAGAAGTTTTGCTCAATAACTAATAACAGGAACAGATATGAGTAAAAAAAGAACAATGCAAATAGACGTAATCGAGGAAGTAAAAGGAACTCAATTCATGCAATGCAAACTGTATATAGATGGCAATGCGAGTGTTATTCTTATGAATAAAATCGATTATGAAAGGCTGAAAGAAGAAGGAATCTTCATAAGAGATGGCAAAAGTCAAGATTCAGCCGGAGTGTTGAATACAACCAATACTTTCATTGAAAAAAATTAATACTCAAAAAATTTAAAAATGAATGGAATCCACCTGTGTGAAAGATGTAAATATTGCACGCATTCACCCAATTTATTTCAGCCATATTATTGGTGTTCGTGGTATGGGAAAGAAGTAAAAACACCGATTAACAGATGTGATAAAATAACCCTCAAAACGGAACAGATATGAGTTACATAGATAGCACAAGAAAATCGTATTCATCTCCATACGAGATAACGGTCTGTATGACCAAAGAGGAATGTAAGATATTGCTTCCGTTCTTTCAGAAAGCATATAAGAGTGTAAAATCAAAATACGAAAAGTATAATGATATTCACAATGGAGGGGAGGCTACGGAAAGAGAAGAAAATCTTCTTATGAAATACTCTGAGCAGTTGGAAAGACTGGAGAGTGTTTTATCATCTATTGATGAAATTTTAAAATAAGAAAATTATGAGTAAATATAAGATTATGAATTCCAAGAATAAACAAACTGAAATAAAGGCTTTTCTCTCCTTTATACTGGAACAAAGTAAGGAGACCGGTTTACATGTTTCCTGTACAATAATGTCAGAAGAGGATACTGGGGAGGGTTATGAGATATTTGCCGGACATGTTTCCAGTTGTAAGGGGGCAAGACTACATAGGCTGCTTTATGGTGCAATAGCTGTGAATGAGAACTTTCGGAAGGCGGTGACGTCCGCTCTGCTGGAGTACGAAAGGACTAAAACAGTGAACCGGGACAAGATGTCAATGAATTGAAAGGTGCAAAGTGTTCCGGGAACATCATCATTTCCGGTCCATTCCGGGTTGCTGCAATCCGGTAATTTTGTGTTGTCTTATGAAGTTGCGGCTTATTTATATAATTATTTGTTATGTATTTTAATGAAAACGAAATATTAAGGATAAAATCAGCGTCGGACGGCAGGTTGCTTGACGTTGTGCAGGATTTCCGGGAACTGAGAAAATCCGGCAAGGATTATGTTTGCGAATGCCCCAAGTGCAGAAGCGCGAAGAAATTCACGGTCAGCCCCGGCAAGAATCTGTTCAAGTGCTTCTCCTGCCAGATTGGCGGAGAGGGTGCCGTGTCGTATCTGATGAATATCGAAGGATACGGTTATACAGATGCGTTGGAATACCTTGCCAAGAAGTTCTGTGTGCTGCTGGACCCCCATCCGGACAAACCGGCTTGGAAACCGGTTCAGAAGATGAAGAAGGGAAGCAAGGCTGCCAAAGGGCTGGATACGGGTTCTTATTGCGCCCGAATGCTGGCCGCCTCGGGACTGACTTTCGAGGATGTGACCGCCAGTGTGTACAAGACCGATGATACGAAATCCGTGTTCCAATGCCGTACTTTCAAACCGGGAACGATTGATGAGCGGGGAATGCTGACGGCCAAGGGGGATGATGTCATCATAGAATATTATGATCTGGACGGCCTTCCTGTCCGTTATGTCCAGAAGGATAACAAGCGCAGGGCGGCCGGGGAGATGAAGGAATACTACCGCATTCGTTGGCAGTTCCCAGAAATGCATTTGGACAAGGATGGGAAGCCTTTCAAATACAAATCACCGCGGGGGTCCGGTACTCCTATATATATTCCGGAAAAGATACGCACCGCCTTCAAGAGCGGTACGAGGATAGACCGCCTGTATATCCAGGAAGGCGAGAAGAAAGCGGAGAAGGCGTGCAAGCATGGCATCCCGTCCATTGCCGTGTCAGGGATACAGAATCTGGGAAATAATGGCTCGCTACCGGAGGATTTCGTCAGGATTGTCACCGGTTGCCAGGTCAGGGAGGTGGCATTTGTTTTTGATTCGGACTGGGATGATATCTCAAGTAATATCAAGATAAACGATCCGGTTGAGAAACGTCCCAGGAACTTTTATTCCGCTGCTAGGAATTTCAAGGAGTATATGCGTAGTCTGAAGAACCGTGACATCTATCTGGAAATATTTGTAGGGCATATCCGCAAAAATGATGCAGGGGACAAGGGGCTTGATGACCTGCTGGCCAATACTCTTTTGGGAAAAGAGGACGAGCTGGCCGCGGATTTTGATTATGCCTGTAATGATAAGAAGGGTTCCGGCCAGTATGTAGAGATGTTTAAAATTACCGGTTTCACTGACCACAGGCTGATGGAGCTTTGGTGTCTTCACTCCCATGAGGCGTTTGCAGAGCGCCACAAGGATCTGCTGAAGAATCTTCCGGAATTCCTTTTCAACCGTTACCGCTGGAAATTCGATGAGGATGGCAAGGTCGTATCGGCTCAGCCCTTTGACGCGGACGAACAGTTCTGGCGTGTGGTCAAGAGGAATGAGGGGAAAGATAACGAAAGATCGGATTATGAGTTTTGTTACGTGAATTCCCAGAACTTTTTACAGAACCGTGGTTTTGGGCGCCTGAGAAGACAGGACAAGAGTTTCTTGTTCATCCATCTGGAACCTCCTTTGGTTAGGTCCTTGGAGGCGAGCGACGTCCGGGATTACCTGTTCCAGTTCGCCAAGCATAATTGCTGCGTGGGAGTGAACGAGATGCTGATCAAGGGGGTGTCGCAGTATGTGGGACCGGACAAGCTATCACTGCTGGAGTACATACAGCCCGATTTCATTAAGCCTTCCCGGGACGGCCAGTATTTCTATTTCGATAAATCGTGCTGGCTGGTCACCCGTGACAGCGTAAAGGAAATGGGCTATGAAAATATCTCACATCATATCTGGGAGGAGCAGAGACGTGACTATCCGGCCAAATATCTGGGAAAACAGCTTGTCACCTTCAGGAAGGACGCTGATACGTATTCCTATGAGCTGACCGAAGACGGACACCGCTGCCATTATCTGCAATTCCTGATCAATGCCAGCAATTTCACATGGAGGAAGAAAAGCGGCGAGGTGACTCCCGAGGAGGAGAACGAGAACCATATCCATCTGCTTTCCAAACTGTGCGCCATCGGGTACATGCTGATGGAAGCGAAGGATTCCAATGTGGCGCGTGCGGTGATCGGTATGGATGGAAAGCAGTCGGAGGTCGGCGAGTCAAACGGGCGTTCCGGAAAATCCCTTATAGGGGAACTCATGAGGAACGTCATGCCTATAGCCTATATTCCCGGAAAGAACTCCGACATCTTCAAAGACCAGTTTGTATGGAATGACGTGATGGAGAAAACCAAGCTGGTGTTTATTGATGATGTGCTTCAGAACTTCAACTTCGAGTTTCTGTTTCCAAACATTACCGGGGATTGGAGTGTTAACTATAAGGGAGGGCGGCGTATCACGCTGTCGTTCTCGCAGTCTCCCAAAATCTATATTGCCACGAACCATGCCATCCGCGGAACCGGCTCCTCTTTCACGGATCGCCAGTGGCTGTTGGCCTTTTCCGATTTTTATAATGAAAGCCACAAACCGGTTGACGATTTCGGAGCGTTGTTCTTTACCGAGTGGGATTTTGACCAGTGGAACCTGTGCTGGAACCTGCTGGCCAACTGTATCCAACTGTATCTGACGTTCGGTGTGGTCCAAGCTCCTGGAGAACGGCTTGAGGAGCGCAAACTGCGGCAGGAGATCGGGGAAACCTTCATTTCCTGGGCTGACGAGTATTTCTCTGCACCGGAGCATATCGGTTGCCGCCTGGTGAAGAAGGAGCTGTTCGACGCCTTGTGCTTGTATGATCCGGCCCAGCGGAAATATAATACCCCTGCCTCATTCAAGAAAAAATTCGTCATGTATTGCAAATGGAAAGGTTTTGTGTTTAACCCCCAGAAATATGACAGCAAGACCGGACTCCCCTATCAGGTCGATAAGGACGGACGTCCTGTCGTGGATGACAAGTCCGGCGGAGTGGAGTATTTCACGGTCGGTACCGGCAAGGAGATCATACAACCGGGAGAAGATCCCTTGGATCCTGATCTTCCGGGAAATTTGAGACTGGACTACTGACATGGCACGAAGTTATCAGGAAATATTGGAAAAGGTAATGCCTCTGGCCGGGCGTGATCCGGGCCGTTTCAAAAGGTTTTATGACCGGGTGACGGAGTTATTGCTCCGGATTCCCGAGGGAGGATCCATCATTGTATCCGAGCACTGCACAGCCCGCTCTTTGGAACTATTCATGGATGTGGCCGAAATGTGTATCATAGAGGAGCTGTTCCACAAGAGCATTAATGACGCATTGCTGGAGTTTTCTGATGACAGGAGTGAGATCCGGCGTTGTCCGGCCTGGCGGCCTGCGGTCCCTTACAGGCATTTCTACTCGGATAGAAATGTATGATATATCCCAATTTATATCATTGTAAAGTTAGTGATTTTTAGTGAGATATGCAAATAAAAAGGAAGCAATATGCTGAAAAAAGAGAATAAAATTTTTGTGGCGGTATGTCCTGATGTCCGGACACGCAGACAGATGATTTCAAGGCTTGCGGTCAGGCTGGGCTTTGCCCTGATACCTAGTGATGCGGCCAAGCTGATACAGGAGGATCTTTATTCCTGTGACCTGTCCACGGCTTATTTCGTGATGTGCGCCCAGTATAACTTCAGGAACTCCCCTGTGACCAACCAGAGGCTCTATGAAATGGCTGCCAGAGGCTTGTGTGTTATTGTGGGCGTGCGGTCGCTCCCCCGGGAATACGAATTCATAACGCAGGCATTTTATCCTGAAGACATATAGTTTAAAAGTCCGGTTTTCCGGACTTTTTTGTTTCCCCTCATACCCCTTTTTCCCCAGAAAAAACATTTTGGACAATCGTGCGATCTGTTCGAAAACGGGCGGCCTATATATTCTTTTTTTTATTTTTTAACTTTTAAGAAATATACCCTTATAAAAAATGAAGAAATTTTCGTGCAATCGTGCAACTGCGTTTTTTTTGATTATAATATATTGATATATAAATATTTATGTCTGCACGATTTTTGCACGATTCCGTTCGATTTGTCCAAAAACGTATTTTATGGCTTTTTGTGCGTGGTTTTACATTTCGTACGAAAATCGTGCGCGAATTGTGCAGTATACAATATATTGATATTCAATATATTACAATAATGTTAATCATCAGATCGTACGGTTGCACGAAAATCCCCCCTTTGTTTTTCAAGGGGTGTTGCAACGGCCTTCATGATTCTTTTGGAAGCCGGTCCATCTTTAGCCGGTTGTTCTTTGACTATCTCAATTTAAATCATTACTTTTGTATAAACACATAAGTATATGATTACCACGAAGATAACGATAGAAAATTATTTAGCCGAATATCTAATAGGCAAGTATGGAACCCCGGACAGCAAGGTAGTCCGCCTGCCTTCAGATCTTGATTTGTACCATTTCGTCTATGATCTTTTGCAGAAACGTCCTGCCGGATGCCCTGTGGATAGCGGAAATCTGGAGCTTGTGTTGCCGGAGCGCCGAGAGGCACACCTTCCGGGTGGCAAACCTTTGGCTACCTATAATTATATAGGCGAGAGGGGAGCCAAAATACTTTCCAGGAAGATAAACACAATGATGCGTGCGGAGCTTCATGACCTGTTTGATGAAAACAAACATGTCTATGGTATAGACTACATCAATTCGGCCTGGTACTTTCTCCGGAAGTATTGCATTGAGAGTCTGAGCGTGGAAGCACTTCTGAAAGATTACCAGCGCTGGCGGCGGAAGATGCGCCGTAAAACCTCCGTTCGGGAATATAAACACAGATAATTTTATGTAACGTAGCGTGTCTTTTTGTCCTTTCCATGTCCTTTTTGGAGGTGTTTTTATGTGGAAAAACGGTCTTTTCATGACCGGGTGTGATGACCGCTTCTCCGTGTCCTTGTTCATGGATGGATCTGTTCTTTATTTTGCAGGAAAAAAGAACGGATGAATCGTATTCAGTTAATATTCAATGAAAAATGGGCCATGGCTAGAGAGGATTATTACAATCTGGTCTCACTGATCCTTCCTTCAATACATTCCGGCAATTTTAAGGAGGTAGAGGCATTTTTTGAAAAAGATACCGTGACCGCATACGCATCGGATCTGAATTTTGTGGGGCGATGGAATTTGGAAGACAGCGGTCTTCCTTCCGATTCGGTTGCCGTTATTGTGCTGGAAGGGACGCTCTATTCCTGGGAGACGTTCCGCCTTCAGGAATATATTGCACAGGCGGCAGCTAATGACCGTATTGCAGGCATCATTTTGTGGATAAATGGACCGGGGGGAATGATTACCGGTCTGGACAATGCGTCAAAAATGATATCCGAATGTCCCAAACCCGTAGTCGCTTACATTGCCGGAGCTTGTGCTTCCGCACATTTTTGGCTGGCATCAGCCGCAGACAAGCGCTTTCTTGGCTCGTTGATGTGCGAGGTGGGTAGTATCGGTGTTGTGGGTACCTATTATAATGCCAAGGAGGCCTTGAAAAAAGAAGGAATCGATTATCGGGAGATTTACCCGGATTCGGCCGACTTGAAAAACAGGGAACACCGGGAGATTGCGGAAAACAATAACGAGGAACCTTATAAGGAAAAGCTGTCAAAACTGCACATGATGTTCTGCCGGACCGTTTCGGAGAACCTTTCCATCGCTTATGACAAGGACTCCCCCGTGTTCCGCGGGGCGACCTTTATGGGTGATGAAGCGGTCAGGGAAGGACTGGCGGACGGTTATAACACTTTGGAGGGAGCTGCGCGCTGGATTCTGGCGCAGTCCGTCATCAACAAGACAAATCAAATCTTTTAAATTTTTATTTTTATGGGAAAGTATTCTAAAATGTCCACCTTTGCCGGCGCAATCCTTGGATTGCTGGGGCTGAAAGAGTGGAAGAAGGCTGAGGACAAGGATATCCTCGATGCCGATGATGTAGCCAAGCTGAAAGAACTTGGCTTCGATGAGAAGTTCATAACTCCTTTCGGGGAAGCGTTGAAAAATGGTTTTAAGGATGAGGAACAGCAGGCCGGTCCTGTTGAGAACTCGGGAGAGGCGCTGATTCGTGGTCTGCTGGCGCAGAAAGTATCCGAAATGGCTTCCTTGCAGGAGCAGTTGGATGCAATAAGAAAGACAGACGGGGAAAAGACGCAGGCCATCACCCGGAAAGATACCGAAATAGCGGAGCTGAAGCAGAAGATTTCGGTACTGAGCGCATTGCCGGAGCCGGACCATGGTGCGGGTGCCGGTCTGAAACAAAATACGGGTGCCGGTGCCTTCAACCTGGATGATGACAAGCAGCTTGGAGGTATGCAGGGTGAGATGTTCGCGCTGGATCGTCCGTATAACATGCGTGCCCGTGCCGCTCTGCTCGCAAGTCAGGGAATCAATATTCAGGTCCGTGCAGAAAGTTCCGTGGATTACGGCCGTCTGAAGGAGGACCTTGGTGCGTTCTACCGCATCCGCTGGCAGGACCGTTTGCAGTCATTCCTGACCAAGCTCCCCAGTATCGAGAGCATCTTCCCGGTGGAGAGCGGATATCAGGATCTGGCCACTCTGGTCAACATTTGGCTGGGTGAGTTCTCGCAGGCTGACAACACCTCCAGTGATTTCGACAATGTGACCAAAGGTGAATATGAGTTCGACAACGAGACATTGCGTATGTTCAGTGTCATGTTCGCCCATAAGTTCCGTGACCTGAAGCAGCTGGAAAAGACCTGGATCGGCTCTCTCAACAAGGAAGGATCACAGGCGATCAAATGGTCATTCATTGAATACATTCTGGCGGAAACAGCCAAGAAGCTGCATAACGAGCGTGAGCTACGCCGTATCAATGGCGTGCGCAAGGATCCTGACCTTAACAAGCCGGGACGCGCCATGGAAGCGGCCGACGGGCTGTATGAATGGCTGAGAAAGAAGGTTGACGGTTTCATTGACATTAATAACGGGAAGACCGTTTACCAGATCAAGCCGTTTGTGCTGGGTGAGATCACGGAAGCCAATATCGGTGAGAAACTGTTCCAGGGTACGGGAATGATTCCTGCCGTGTACCGTGACAGCGGGCAGCTGGCCCTGTATCTTCCCAGCTATATGGTAGTATGGTATCACAAGTACAACGAGCTGCACTATGGTGTGAACCAGGATTACAAGGCCAATATGATGTACGTTAAGGAATATCCGGCTGTGAAGCTGATTCCGATTCCGAACGCAGACAATCACCAGCGTATTTTCTGGACGATGGAGGGCAATATCAAATGCTTCGAGCATGTGGCCGGTGAAATGACAAATTTCAGCTTGGAACAACAAGACTGGACGCTTAAGGTATGGTCCTTGTGGAAGGAATCCATCTGGGCGCGTGCGGTAGGTTTCAAATATACGAAAAAAGAGGATATGGACGGCAGCCGCCAGATGATCTTCTGTAACGAGTATGACCGGCCTGCATCTTCCTTCATTGACGGGGAGAAGGACAAAAACCCGAACGTAGCCCTGCATACCAGTGTACAGACCGTGGCCAACACCAGCCTGTTCACCATTACGGATATTGAGAACGCCGAAGTGGGTAAGATTGTCACCATCAAGTGTGGCAGCGAGGACAAGGGGGTAAAGATCACCAAATCCGATAAGTTCAGCTTGATCAGTGCCGACTGGATACCGAAGAAAGGGGACACCATACGTCTGATGAAACGTTCTGACGGGAAATTTATCGAAATCGGACGTGATACGGCAGCTTCCGGTGCATTACAGTTCGCCAACGATGCAACCACTCCATCTTTGGCGGGTGCCACGGTGTTCGTAACGGGAACCAATACCCAAGCGACGGCCATCACGAATTTCACAGATGCGGTGGAAGGTGAGGTGTATACCATTCACGGGGCCGGGAATACGAATGCGTCCACTATCGCTAATAGTGGTAATTTTGTCCTGACTGATGCCATGACGCTCAGCGCCGGCAAATTTATCATGCTGACTTATGCAGGTGGCAAATTCTATGAGGTGGCACGTGGTTAAATTTACGGGCGGAGTAATCCGCCCCTGTTATTCATTTTAAATTGTTATAATTATGGCATACGTTAAAAGAGCAGTGAAGCGCCCGGAAGGTAATCCGGGTAAAGGAATCAACCCGCGCGACATGATGAGTATCATTGATGTGGATGATATTCTGGTGTTCCCGGCACGTGACTCGGCCGGTGTGTTGATGACCGAGAACATACAATTGAAGCCTGGATGTTATTCTACCGACATCTATTTCACTCCCGGTACCGTGGAGGTTACAAGCAATACAGACGGAGATCCTGACGCACTTGGTTTCACCCCTACGGTCAAGGGGAACCATCCGGGAAACAAGCAGGCGGTCCGTGAGTTCAAGACCAACTGGCTCGGTCGGAAATGTATCGTGATAATGAGCTACTGTGACGGTCAGGACAAGGATCTGTTCGGTTCTCCCTGCAATCCCATGCAGATGGGAGTCAATTATACCGGTAACAAGGATGCCAACTCCTCTGAATTCACTTTTACCCAGATCAGTAAAGGGGATGACATCGCCATTTATAAGGGTACTGTTCCTTCGGAAGAACCGGTGGCTAGTGTGAGCGCGTCTGCCACTACCATCCCGTTTACGGCGGAAGGGCAATATCAGCTTCAGGGTGGTGAAGCGGAAATAAATAAAGTGACCGGCGGACGGCATGGTGCAGTGATGACCCTGCTGGGTGTAGCGTCAGGCGTGGCTCCGACAATTGCTCACGGCGGCCAGTTCCTGCTGCGTGGCGGAGAAACCTTCACCGCTAGTCCGGGCAGCCAGATAACCCTTCAGGCTTTTGAATCCGGATCCGGTACATGTACATGGATTGAGCAGAGCCGTTATCAGGCATAAGTCATATTCTTATTTTAGTGGTTTCATTATTTCAGGAAAGCGGGGCTTCGGCTTCGCTTTTTTTATTTCATGCGGAATTTTGCTAAAAATGATTAATAAGCAAAAGATTATTTGAGAGATCCTTGTATAATAAGCAAAAGATTATTATTTTTGAATGTCGATTAAAAACAGCATATAATGAGTAAGGAACAAATTAAAAAGGACCTCACAATGCAATTGGGGGTTGTAAAAATGAAATTGAAACAATTGGTTTTTATTGAGGAACAGACCGGGATCAGGAGAACTGAAGAGATAAACGCCCTTCTTGACCGTCTGAACCTGATAGAGAAAATTCTTAAAGAGATGGAAAATGAGTAATAACAGTGTTCCCCAGCCTATGGGGAACTTAAAAAAATAAAGAGATCATGACACTGAAAGAGGAATTGGACGCTCTACGTCCGTTAATGGGAACAGAGTCCGGGGAGTTTTATTCCCGGGTGAAACATATAGCTGATACTTATACGAGTGAAGGGGACAAAAAGATGATTGCAGATTTCATGGATGAGTGCTTGAATGGGATTAGTGGTGAAATTGCTGGCATGGAGGAGAGAACCATAAAATTACAGCTTCAGAACATATCCGAGATCATATCGTTGTCTTTCATTGCGAAACATTACTTTGGCAAAACGAAAGAATGGCTATATCAGCGTATTAATGGTAATGTGGTCAATGGGAAGCCCTGCCGATTCACTGCCGAGGAGCTGGACAGATTCAATCATGCGCTGAAAGACATTTCTCAAAAAATAGGTTCACTCAGACTTTCTTATTGAAAGCTGTTTTTATTCGACACCAATCCATGCAATTGAACCGTTGCATGGATTTTTTATTCATGCCTGTCTTTTGCCCGGCAATTGCCGGGCTTTTTCTTTGTATGGTACATTGTAAATTTTATCGTATGAAAGAAAAAATTATTGCTTATCTGAGCGGTCCCCGTCCGTATCGTGAGGGGATTGCTTTGTACGAGGAGTACGGGCTTAATCTGATGCTGAAAGCCACTTTCCGGCGGAATACCGAAACGGACCTGCTTCGTGCCACCTTGATGGAGGAACTGCGCAAGCTTGCCGGAATTTCGGAAACGGCTTTCAGGACAATGCAACGGAAGGCGGTGGACTCTCCCCACATATCTTCAGCTTCTATAGTGGTGGGAGAGATCAAGGCTGAGGAAACCGCAGTGAATGTTCCTGTCACCCCGGTTGTGGAAAATGTGATCCGTTTCCGTGACCGTTTCCCCTTCCTCAACTCTCCGGATTGTCCGGATGTACTGAAAATACTGGTTGCCGATATGTTCACGGCCTATGACCTTTATCTAAAAACTTTCAGGGAACTGGGGGAACTGCCGGATGACGTTGAGCTGGAACAGGCGTTTGCCATAGCCAAAACAACTGTGGAGAATTACCTGGAGGACCGGAGTATCTGGGAGGAGTTGGAATATTACCGTGACAATCATGTGCTGCTCGGGAAACATCCCCGTATTGCCGTCTCTCTAGCTTCTGACGAGCTTTCCAACAAAAGTGATCTTGAGGTGATGAATATCCGTAAGAATGCGGCCAGCAACGTGTCCAAATGGAAGAAGAAGCTTGAAACCGTTGAAGGTGAGGAGGAACGTGCGAAGGCATTGGCGGCAGTGGATAAATGGGAATCTATGAAATCGGCCGCCGAGAAGGAACTGGAAAACAGAAAAAAAAACTGATATTTCGGAAGGGGACGCTGGAGGACGGGATCAATGAGCTACTCCTGAAAATGGAGCGTTTCTCCCACCCTTGTGACCGTGGCGAGTTTGCCCATTTACTGTCTGCAAAAAAATGCGAGTTGGCGTACCTAGAAGAATGTTTGAACAAATTATCTTATGAATGATATTCCCCCTGACAGCCTGGCTCTAACTGGAGAGCAAAAAAATGATGTTCGCCGCATGGCCGCTTTAGGTTATGCGCCGGAGGATATTGCCGCCTATCTTGGCCTTGACGCTTCTGAATGCTTTCTTTTTGTATATGACGCCGGTATTCCAGGAACCACCATTCGAGGGCTGATCCGTGAAGGCGTGCTTGTCTCACGGGCCGCTCCCGAGATAAAGCTGCACGAAACAGCTGAGGACGGGAATATTGATGCCGTTAAGCTGCTAACGGAGATCCAGGAACGCCGTTTGTTTGAGAATCTGTTAAAAGATATGGATGAATATGAGTGAATTGCCGGTCAGACCTTCAAGAGTGGACTTTGAAAAGGTTGATCTGAATCAGATCCAGCGCATTCTTTCCACCGGAACGCTGGATTCTTTGCGTCCGGAAGAGAGGGAGTATTTCTCTCTAATGGAGATGGTACGTGGTCTGCGTGCCAGGATGCGTTTCACTAACGGCAGGATGGTGACAAAGGCAGGAATAATCAGGCTGCTGAAGTCGGAGCCGTACAGCCTGTCCGACTGGATGGCCCGGCAGGTGTATAATGACAGCATCAATTTTTTCTATACCCAAGACAACATCCGTCCGGAGGCGTTTGCTGCCCTGTATGCCGAGCGTGCCGAGAAGTGGGCGGACGCCGCTTTCCTGGCCGGCAAGATCAAGGAGGCAAGGGCCTTGTTGAAACTTGCCGGTGAATACCGCAGATGCTTCAGGAAGGAACAGGCGGAGATACCGGAAGAGCTTCTAAACCAGAAAAAGGTTGATATCTATACGGCCAGCCGTGAGGATCTGGGCGTTCCCGCCATTGATAGAAAGGAACTGGAGGGTTTCATCGACTCGATACCGGAGATACCTGTTGCTGTGCGTGATAATCTGAAAGAGGACGCACGAATAAGAAAGTTTGATTTGAAAAAACGTATGATTTATGATATCGAGGAATTTAGCGAGGAAGATAGCGAATGATGAGGATGTGGATGTAAAATTCAGCCATAATGTCCAGATGCTGACCGATTTCGTGGATACGACCATTCTGGTTGTCATAGCCGGGCGTGGTATGTCCAAGAGTACGGTCATACAGTCCAGACGTTCATACAGGTGTATCTGGGAAATGCCCGGTGCGCCTTTCGCTTTTGTCGCCAACACTTATGCCAATCTGAAGGACAACATCATGCCCGCCGTACAGAAGGGATGGGAAATGATGGGGCTGTACGAGGGGGTGCATTATATCCGTGGAAAGGAACCGCCAGCCTCCTGGAAGGCGAAATGCTCCATAATTGTCAATGATTACCGGAACTGCTATTCCTTCTGGAATGGCAGTGTTATTTTTATGGGTTCGCTGGATAACCCTTCACTGCTTGCCGGCAAATCGGTGGTCCATCTGTTTTATGACGAGTCAAAATATGACAAGGACGAGAAGGTGAACCGTGCCATGCCTGTTCTACGTGGCGATTCTCTCACTTACGGGGCATCGCATCTGTTTCTTGGTCTGACGATCACCACTGATATGCCGGATGTCAACGAGGGGGAATATGACTGGTATTTCCGTTATGCACCCAATATGGATCCAGACCGTATAATTCTGATTGTACAGGCGGCTTTTGAACGGAACGGGCTGCTGTTGAAGCAACTGCGCGAGCAGAAGAAAGACAATCCCAGTCACTCCGTGCTGGCGCGTCTGGAAAGGAAAATAGATTATTATGATCGGGCCTTGCGCAAATTGCGCCGCGGACAAACCTTTTTTCTTAACGCATCCTCCCTGGTCAATGTTGATATCCTGACCTCGGAATATATACGAAACTTATATCAAGGTACTCTTGAACTGCATGAGTTCTGCAAGTCGGTGCTGGGTATGCGGCCCGGTCTCCGGCGTGATGTCCGTTTCTATGTATTATTCGGGCAAAGGCATAAGTATTATGACGGGAGTCCTGGAGGGGAGCCGGCGGAAAATAGTCGGGAGTTGCGCTATCTGCGGCATGACGAGCCTTTGGATGGCGGCATGGACTTCGGCAACATGCTTTCATTCGTGATTGGGCAGGAAGACGGAGCGTATTACCGATGCCACAAAAACTTTTTCGAGATACCTCCCGGATGGTTCCGTGAGCTGGCTGACCAGTTCTTGGATTTCTTTGCTTCACATGAATGTAAGGAACTGTCGTTGTATTATGACCGGGCCGGCAATAATTTTGAAAGACAGGGGGAGGATTATGCCAGGAAGATAAAGGATGCCATAGAGAAGGATGCCGATGGCCGGCGGACCGGATGGACCGTCATTCTGATGAGCCGCAGACAGAGTATCATCCCCCAGTCGGAGGAATACGGATTCATGCAGGAGTTGATGAAGGGAGAGAATGGGCAATTGCCCCGATTGCTGGTTGATGCGGTGAATTGCCGTGAAATGGTCAGCAGTGTTGAGAAAGCCCCAGCCGGCATCCGCTATAAGGGTGAAACCAAGGTGGTGTTCAAGATCAAGAAGAGTGAAAAGCTTGCCCCGAAGAAACTTCCCATGTTTTCTACCAATTTCAGTGACGCTTTCAAATACCTGATGATGCGCAGAAACTGGCGTCGCATTGTCCGTATTGCCCGTGGCAATAATGCAAATCCCTATATTCCCGGTTTTGAGGAGTGATTTCTGTCCGTACCAGGCATCCCGCCGTTTTTCTCTGTCATATTTCACGAAAATTGCCCGGGGCAATTGCCCTGGGACTTCTGAGCGGCCCGCACGGAAACAAGAGACGTGGTTTTAAAGATTTTGGTTTTATGGTATTATTTATTGAAAACTAGATATTTATGTGCTCTTACAGCAAAATTCAAGGCTGAAATACGCACATTTTGAATGATAAATACGAAAATAAGGGGAAAATCAGTCATTTTTTGGCTGGTTTTTCACTGGATCTTGTGAAATGCCTTGCGGGGGAAGGCGAAAAAGAACCCCCGGCCTGTAAGTAGTTATCTCACCCACATACTTACACAAAGATGCGGAAAGTCGCACAGCCGGGGGGAATACCCTCTACTGCGACTTTCCGCATTTTGTATGTTATGTGAGTGAGATGGCGCAAAGATAATCAAATATTATTGTATGAAAGTGATAGAGATAATAAACTTTAATCGCGAGCTGCTGAAAAAGTTGCAGGAGGCGGGTGTCCGTCTGGAGGATGTCCAATATGTGGATTTGTATTCGGAATACATGTACCGGACAAGTCAAGGGGAGAAAGTATCCTATGTCGTTGCCGTGCTTTCTGAAAAATATTCGGTCAGTGAGAGAACGATTTATGCCCTGATTAAGCGGTTTCGGAGTGACTGTAAGACGTTTGCAGTATGAGCGGACCGTTTTATCAGGCGGACTGTGCTGTTTCTCCTATCTTTAGGATGTTTCATTTTTATAAGGAGGAATGGCTATGAACAAGTATTATCAGGTGCTGGACAAGATACTTGCCACAGGAAAAACGCAATCAAACAGGAAGGGGAACATACAGTACCTTCTGAATGAGGTTCTGGTACTTACACCAGCGGATCTGTTGGACATCTTTGAAGGGCATCATATTGCCCGCAAGAAGCTTCGTAATGAACTGCATTTGTTTATGCAGGGTGAGCGCCAGGTGGAAAAATACCGCGAAGCAGGTATCAACTGGTGGGATTATTGCGGATCCATTCTTGTGAACTCTTATCCCACCTATTTTGAGAAGCTGCCGCCACTCATAGACAAAATCAACAGGGAGAAACGTAACAGTAAGAATTATGTGCTTTTCCTAGGTGAGACCGGTGTGGAAAGCAACCAGACGCCCTGCCTGAGCTTGGTGCAGTTTCAGATTGACAATGGAGAACTGGTGTTGTCCGCATACCAGCGCAGCAGTGATGCAAATCTCGGATTGCCTGCTGACATTTATCATCTGTACCTGATGGCACGGCAGATAGAACTTCCCCTGAAGTCGATCACCCTCTACCTGGGAAATGTACATATTTACGAGAACAATATCCCAGGTACCCGTGCACTGCTTGCCGGTGACGAGACTGTCCGTTTCGAACTGAATGTCTGATCTGCTGCATGTGTCGTGCAGTGGGTAACGCTCCTGATCCTGCCTGTTTCTCATAAATTCAGAAGATCTTTGCGGCGTTTTTTTTAAATGGAAAGTAACATGAGAAATATGTATCTGTCTGCCCCGCTTCCGTTTGTGGGGCAGAAACGTATGTTTGCCAAAGAATTCATCAAAGTATTGGACCGATTCCCAGACAGTACCGTTTTTGTGGATCTTTTTGGCGGATCGGGGCTGCTGTCCCACATTACCAAACGGGTAAGACCTGATGCTGTTGTGGTATATAATGATTTCGACAACTACCGGCAACGGCTTGACAATATACCGAATACCAATCAGTTGCTGGCAGATTTGCGAAGGATAACAGCGGAAATCCCCAGAAAAAAACGTATAACCGGTGAAGCCCGTGAAAGAATATTGGCTCGTATTGAAAAGGAGGAAAAGGAACATGGCTACGTTGATTATATCACATTGTCGTCATCCCTGTTGTTTTCCATGAAATATGTGCTGAATCTGGATAATATGAGGAAAGAAACGTTTTATAACACTATCCACCGGACTGACTATTCCGATGCGAAGGATTATCTGGAAGGGCTAACCATTGTCAGTGAGGATTATAAGGAAGTGTTCAAACGTTACAAGGATGTTCCGGGGGTGGTTTTCCTGGTTGATCCCCCTTATTTAAGTACAGAAGTCGGAACATATAAAATGTACTGGCATCTGGCTGATTATCTGAATGTCCTGCATGTTCTGAAGGAGCATTCGTTTGTGTATTTTACATCCAATAAATCTTCCATTCTTGAATTATGCAGTTGGATTGGGGATAATCCCTCAATCGGTAATCCTTTTAAGGATTGTGTGAAAGTGGAATTCAATGCCTGTGTGAATTACAGTAGCTGTTATACTGATATAATGCTGTGTAAACAAGGTAAAAAAGATGTTTCGGATTTGGCTGCCTGATATTGAAATCTGTGAACAGGATGTGCATTTATAACAGAAGTCCTGTTATCAGGCCAAGCAAAAGGAATATTAGACTGTTTATTATCAGCTTTTTGATCTGATAAAGGTGCATACAAATAAGGCTTACCTCTTTTTGTAACTGCTTGATATCTTCCTGTTCTTTTGTCATGGTTCATATTTTTGATGCATCAGCAAAGGTAATAAAAATCCGCTAGGAAATTCGGGATGTTGAATATTATCCCTATATTTGCGATGCCGAATCTTGATAAAAAACATTTTTGTAAAAATGACTCCTCATTCGATGTGTAACCTGTAGAATCGGGTTCCGGATTTATCACCGGTCGGCACGCATTGGATGAGGATTCGCCATTTTATATTATGGGCAAAAGTAAACCAAATAAGCCAGCTCCTCCTCCTATTCCGGTAGTAAAGACATCCACTGGAGCAGACCAGATTCCTCTTACCACAAAATAATATAAGTGATAATGAAAAGGATCGCAGTTATACAGGAGCCGGTAGCGAGGAAAGAAAGTGATGCGCTTATCTGCCCGGCTCTTTTCTCATTTAATGCACGTTGTTTGCTGATGCTCTCTTGAAGCATGACCAGCTCATCTGCCAATACATTCTTTTTCTTATCCGCTTTCGGACATTTTTGGAAATATTTTACATATTCCGGTATTCTGAATTCTTCCGGATCTCTTCCTTTAGCATAGAAATCGTGTGGCTTCATGGCTTTTGTGACATATATCAAGGATATGAAAGAGAATGTGAATAAGGCAAGGCATCCATACGTGACAGGAAGATCATTTTGTTTGTCTAAGTTTGAGAGTACGTATCCCATAGAGGCAGCAATAATGGCATAATAGATGCCGAACAGGATATAACAGCGCTCTGTTATGGTCGATTCCACCCGTATATAGTCTTCCAAACGTTTTGCTGCTTCTTGACAGTAGAACTCCAGAATTTCTTTATCCAGTACATTTAGTTGTTCGTCATTTAATCGTTCCATGGATGGTTACTTTTTAAGTTGTTACAAAACTAGTAAAAAAATCCATTAGTAAATGCCTGGTTGTTGGATATTATCATTACATTTGCTGTTCCAATTAAATAATAATCTCGTAAAAAACAAAATCATGAAAAAAGTAATGCTTTTAGTATTAGTTAGCACATTATCTTTATTGTTGCCTTCATGTTATAGTTCTCAATTGTATGTAGGTGGCATGGAGGTTGACGAACCTAAAAGAGTTTTGAACTCAAAGACAAACAATCATTTTCTTTTCGGGTTGATATCACCAGCATCAAACAAGAAAGATATCAAGCAATATGTTGGGGATCGTCAGAAGTATGCAATCAAAAACCACCATACTTTTTTAAATGGTTTTTTGGAGGTTATTACTTGTGGTATCTATACTCCGTCAAAAACGACATTTTATGTACCTATAAATGAATGACATTTAAAATTTTATGCCTCGTACTATTTAAGTTCGGGGCTTTTTTGTGGTTGTTTCTTAATCACTTAATTATTTATCGTTATCCGTAAGAGCAGTGGAGAGGTCAGCTATATGACTGAAATCAGAGAATTTCCATTTCGGAAGAAAGTTTACTAACCGTCAGATGTGCCTTATGGCTCATGCTTCTCTTACCTTCATGGCACTGGCAGTGCTCCGCCTTCAAAAAAAATCCCAAAAAGTTTGTGGATAAAAAAATAATTCTCATATTTGCAGTGCTAAAACAATTCAATCCTGTTGGTCAGGAACGTAGAGCGCGGTTAATGCTCATGATAGTTTAATGGGCTTTTTTTATACCCATACAGATCCATTTTGCTGATGTCAGCAAAATGATATATAGGAGATTGTAGAAGTCACAACTTGTTGTGCAAAAGTTACGGCTGCCTTTCCCATCAACTTAATTGCTCTACGGAGTGACTACGGATTGATTGTTTTAGCGAACTCGGGAAACGGCGGCCGTTTTTTTAATAAACTGCATGTTCGGTAAATTGGGTGTGTTTCTGATGTGTTACAACCTTTAGCAAAGAACCTGATTTTAAAATATCATGTATAACAGAACACGATGGAGATTTGAAATGGATGAAATCACATGAAATGATACATGTCAAATAGGGAGTTAATATAGCAGAATTAAAGTTGTTTTTAGAACCATGATGTGGTATTTGAATTGTTTGGATTGTTTTCCAAAAAGTTTGATCGATTTTGTTTAATTTAGATTTTAAACAAGAGATACGTTTGGAATTTAAGGAAACGTCCCCAAAGTAAATACAGTTAGGAAGTGATAAGCAATAGTATCTTTTTAACATATCAACGTTTCCATTTTTAATTTTATTTTTCCAATAAGATATAAAGAATAATGATGGTTTCGTGTTATATGTCGTACCAGAAAAAAGAATTATAGATGAGTCGTTTGTATTACTTTTTAACGTATCGCGATACGTTTTAGATATAGTCTGAAAATTGTCTATAATGTAATTCTCTTCATTTAAATTATTATATTCTAGGCCATTGCATTGTAGTATTGTTTTTAAATTTGTTATATTTTTTGTATAATCAAAATTGAATGGGATAAAGTACCATTGTGAATTTGTGTGAGATGTTGTTAATGGTATATTAATAGGGGTACCACTTGGAATATTGGTATTTTTTTTTTCATGGTTGACAGAATCACTTTGAAAGCTATTGTTTAATTCATCTTCTTGTTCCGGTTTGATTCTAATAACTTCAGTCTCTTTTCCGAAATATTCTTCAGTGTTAATAATTAGTTGAGAAAAATCATTTAGTTTGTTGATATAAACGAATAAAAGTCTGTCTATTTCAGGTATATATGGTATAATAACTTTTTTTATTTTACAACGTTCTTTAAGGTAAGGTATACCATTTATGTGGTCAGCATGGAAATGGGAAATAAATAGAATATCAATAGTGCTATCTTTTGCATAGAGATTTTCTATATAGTTTTTTAAATTTACATCTTTTGTTATTGTTCCACAATCATATACTATATTTATTTCTTTATCAATTGTTTTATGACATTCAGTATAGAATGCTCCAAATCCTATGGGGTGAAATGTTCTAGTTAATGATACCATAATATTGATGTTTTAAAAGTAGATCGTAAAATAATGATATACTTTTCAATGAAACAAGTTTTTATTCAACTATTTAGGTATTTATTCTCCAAAAAGTTACCAAAAAGTTTGTGGATTAAAAAATAATCCCCATCTTTGCAATGACTTCCATTTTGAACAGGCGGACAGTACCGCCAACATAGCCGTTGGCATTTTTTATGCCCATGGATTATCATATAGTTCCGTCCCGTGTGGAGCGTTAATGCGCCCACTGCCTGTTCAAGGTGGAAGTCAACGGGGAGCGGAACTTTTTTTGTTCCCTTCCCGTAATAATCAACATATTGTTTCATTTTAAATGACTTCCAAAATGAAAAATCAAACAGCTACTTTGCCTGTATTAGAGGCAAAAAAATCCACGTTCAGTGTGTGGTGTGAAAAGGAGAATCAACTGTTCTCGTGTGTTCTTGAATCCGTAGTTACCAACCGTCAGGTGTGCCTTATGGCTCATGCTTCCTTGGCTTTTTCTGCATTGGTATGTGCCGGTTTTGTGTCGGCTGTTCCTGCATTGCTTTGCCTGGCTTGGTTTGTTGTGTCGTTACATCTTTGCAAGAAAGGAGGGCTGAAATGAAATTCTTTATTGATGAGCCCAAAACTTACCTGTCTGTCAACAATAAAGGCAGGGCTATGAACCAGTGGATTTCCACTTTCACTCATGTATTGATTCCTGATGAACTGTCACGTGATGCCTTTATTGAGAGTATTCGTGCCAAAGCGTCCATGTTGGATGAAGAGTTTCCAAGAACCAAACCGCTTCGTGTGGATGTTTCCAGAAACAATGATATACATATTGAGGTCTATCCCGATAAGAATCCGTATAATACTGTCTTCATAGTTCATATTTATCCAGTACGCGGCGAGTTCCGTTTCTGTGAATCTACAAACCCTAAAATATTGGAAAGAGGCCTGAAATGAAAGAAGAAGGATTTAACCCGAATGCTGTCATAACAGATCAAGTGATAGATGCGCTGGCTAATATACAGGATCATGAGCCCGGTTCCTTTCGGGAGCATACGGAGAAATTGACGGATATTCTGTTGGATGACTTTGAGTTGATGGAACCGGACAATTTGAAAAGAAATCTGGATTTGGTGCAATTCTTTCGGTTCTATGCAGGACTGATAGAGAAATTGCATCCACAAAGCAAGTAGTCCTGTCCTTTATCCCATATTGCATTTGTCCCATATTTGCTTGAAAAATAGCGAATATGGGACAAATTAATTTATATACCGCAGTCGAGGAGATGAAAGCGGTGAGCAAAGCTGAAGGGACATTCAGTATCAAATTCCGGAAATACAACCGTCAGAAACAGTCTGGCGGTGATCTGGTGTTTTTGAAAGCGGCCAGGCTTCGTTCCAAGGCTTCTGATGAAAAAATAGAGAATGCCAGTCATAAACTGTTTCTTGTCGATACGGAAACAGGCAACGCATTGAACTGCTGGCAGATTCTGGTAGTGGAATTTAACGGACAGAAAACAGTTTTGTAATATGGAGGTAAGACGTAGCGGAAATTTCGGCTTTGTGGACCCCGGCAATGGATCGCTTTATTCCTTTGACATTTCAGGACGTGGTAAGGGATGGGAACCTTCCAGTATCATGCTGAACCATAACCGTAACACCTGTTTCACGAGGAAAATGAGTGTGGCCGGATATGATATCGTTCCGATGGGGGATAACAATGACATGCCCGGAGAGGTCATGCGCCTGCTTGACCGGTTCTATGCCGGCGAGGGCATTCTTGGCAAGATTGCCGGTCTGCAATGGGGGGACGGTCCCCGGTTCTATGAGGATGCAATTGATGATACGGACAACCGTTTCTACAAAAAATGGGTGCTTGCACCTGATATTGAGTCGGACATGTCTTCCTGGGATTATCGGATTTGTATGCACCGTTGTCTGGTTGATCTCACCCACATGCAGGGCTTCTTTATCAAGTTTGTCCGCAACCGTGCGCCCCGTATTGGCGGGCGGGGGAAGCTACTAAGGTTGGAGCATATCCCTTACCAGCGTGCCAGACTGTTGTACCCTCCCCCTGGGAAAAATGATCCGGAAGGCATTGTCGTGGGAGATTTCCCTTTCCCGGATCCTGAATATATGGAGAGGTATCCCATGTTTGATCCGGCAGAGCCTTTCCGATATCCGGTGTCGGCCAGATATTACAACATCTATTCCTTCTGTAAGGATTTTGTTAGTACCCCGCGTTTTCTGGGAGCCTTTGACTGGCTGGAAATAGCCGGTACCTTGGCACCATTACTGCATAACTATAATCTGAATTCCAGTGCGCTCAGTCTGCATATAGAATCTCCACAAGGGTATTGGGACAAGGTGGAGGAACGTTTGAAATCCGTATGCCGCAAGCGTGGGGAAACCTATACGGCCAAGATGCTGGAGGATTACAAGGATGAATGCATGGAGAAATTTGCCGGAGGTATTACCGGGATGAAGAATGTGGGAAAATATATGCACACCACCCGGTTCTGGAGCGATGAAGCCAACGATTTTGAGGGATGGAAGGTGACTCCTATTGATAAGAAGGTGAAGGATTACATCGAGGCACAGATCAGAATCAGCAACAAGGCTGACGCTGCTGCCACCTCCGGGTTCGGAATTGATCCGGTGCTGGCGAACCTCATTTTGGAAAACAAACTGAGCAGTGGAAGCGAGAAACTGTATTCCATCAAGGTCTACAATGCGTCTGAAACGGCTATTCCGGACATGATACTCTGCAAGCCGGTGCAGGAGTATATCAATGCTAACTGGCCGGGAACAGATATACGTATCGGACTGTACAGGCATGTGGTGAGTCAGGAAGAGAACGTGTCGCCGGGAAACCGTATGAAAGAAAATATATAAGTTATGAAAATGATATTCGACAGAAACGGAGAAGGGCGCCAGGAGCTTGTTGCGGCGCTGGGAATGATTTCCGACAGCCTGGACTATTCCAAGTGGAAGCCGGTACTGCCTTTGGCCGCACGCCAGCTGACCTGTATTATCGGGGCGGACGTGCTTTCGGCGATAGTCGCCCTTTATTGGGATGAAGACCTGGATCCAGAGAAAGAGGAACTTGTATTCATGGCGCAGCGTGCCGTGGCATATTTCGCATGGGTAAAGGTTGTTCCCACGTTGGATGCACAGCATGGCGGTAGCGGAAGGCAGAGGAAACTGGGAGAGAATGAGAAGGGGCTGACTGCCCTTCAGGAATATAAGGATGAAATGAACATACTTAATCTGGCGTATGAGTCGGTGGATGCTCTGGTAGGATTCTTGGAGGAGAAGCAGTTTGACTTCTGGGAAAAAAGCCTGGCTAAAAGACAGATGGACGGATTGCTCATCCGTACCAAGGACGAGTTTGACGAGTTCTATCATATCGGCAGCCACCGTCTATTTCTCATACTGGTTCCCATCCTGCGTGAAATACAGCGTACAGACATTCTGCCTGTTGTCGGAAAAGAGCGGTTTGATTGGCTTGTCAGAAGGGATCCGAACGTATGTGACACTCTTTTGGAGGAATGCCAGCGACCTCTGGCACTGTTGGCCATCAAGAAAGCGGTTGATCGCCTGCCTGTAGAGGTTATTCCGGAAGGTATCGTACAGGTGCAGCAGACCGGAACTGTAAAGGAAAAGTTACGGGCAGAGAAAGAGGCGCGGAAAAGTGTGGCGGACAGTCTTCAGGCCGATGCCGACCGGTATCTTCAGGAATTGCAGGATACGGTGGCGGCTTTGGACGCCGCGCCTGAGGAGGTTGATTTCTATGTTTCAGGCCCCACGCTTCAAAGCAAGGGGATAACCTTTTGATTTTTATGCGTGTAATATATTATCAGAACAGACAAGTGAGTGTGCCGGAAACGCTTGAGGAACTGACACCTGCCCAGTATTACCGTTATCTGGAGATCGCCACCATGGCTAACCAGCATATATTGTCGGAACCCGGGATACGTTTGAAAATTCTGTCTCTTTTTCTGGCACTCCCAGTTGATATGGGGCATCTTCCTCCATCCACATGGAAGGAAACGCTGGCACTGTTGTCCCTGACGGATCCGTTCGTTATTCGTGAGGGAAAATCTTTCCGGCTGGACCTGAGTACCGGAATCAACCTCCTTCCGGAATGGAACGGCTTTCACGGACCGGAAGACATGCTCAACGGGGTATCGTTTGACACCTTCTGCAAGTGCATGGCACTGGTAAGACGGATGGGTGATGAGGGTGGCGGCGACAGGGACATGATATTACGGGAGTTCGGAAAAGCTCTTTATACGGGAAGGGAAGGTGCGGAACCGCCAATTCTGCTCTGCCTTCATGCTTATCTGTTTTTTATGAATGTGTTCGCCATCATCCGGGAGGAGCCTTTGGAAATTGACGGTGAAACGGTTGACTTGCGGATTCTTTTCCGAAAAGATGAGAAGCCGGAAGCGGATGACCATACCGGCTGGACGGGCATTGGAATGGATATCGCTGAGAACGGGGCATTCGGGAACTATGCAGAGGTGAGGGCGACACCGTTCTGGGATATCCTTATTTTCCTTTACAGAAAGAAGTTTGAGAAATTACATTCCAAAAGATAGAGCCTATGATCAGTTTGAAAACCTATCGTGAGTATTATGAGAATGTCATGCGGCGTGTACCAGGCATACATTCCGTCAGAGTAGTGAATGTGGACCAGGACATGAGCGACTGTCTGAAAAGTATCAGTTCTGACGAGCTTCCGGTTCTGTTCGTGGTCGTACCGTCCGCACAGGAGACAGGTACGGATCCGGACAATGTGGAGGAGGATAACTTGTGCCTTATATTTCTGATGGACCGTATGGATATGCAGCGCCGTGGTCCGGTTCGGGTGCTGGAAGATACACAGCCCCTTGTCGAGAGCATCAAGAATGTGATGCGTGGTGACAGGAACAGGGGGTGCTGTCTTATGCGTAATCTTGACCGGATGACCACTACCCCGGAAACAGGATTCTATACGGATTACAGCGGTTGGAGTGTGTCGTTTAAACTTGGTACGGAATGAGTGACGGATGGAACCCTGTGAGGGAGGAGTTCTTCAAAAGAACCCTGTCCCGTGACTTCAAGACCATTTATCAACGGCAGTTGGATATTGCGGAAAGAGGTATTTACCGGGAAGGAAGACAACTTAAGGTGAGATTCCGCCCGGATAAAATTGTGCCCGGCCGTACAGGTCATCTGCGTGACCGTCTTGCGGCGGCCGAGTTCCAGATAACGGGGGTGGATCCGATAATGCTGGAAACGGGCTACCCTCTTTATATACGTTTTCTTGACATGCGGGAGAAACGCGATCTCCGTATCTATAACCGTCAGATATGGGGGATAGTGTACAACAACGCATTGCCTGATCTGAGAGCGGGCATGTCCGATTCACTCCGCAAGGAGATCCGCAACCGGCTGGAGAAGTTGTTTCCCTGGCCGGACGGGAATGACAGTGCGCATCGTCCCGGATACCGTCCTCATTGATATTTTGCCCCGTTGTCCATGGACATGCGGGGCTTCTCATGTTTCTCCCGTCCTTTGCCCCTTCCTTGCCGGTTACTAGTTTTGCTGAAAAGTAACCGTATGAACAAGAAACTGAAAGATGATTATATAAAGTTCACCCTCTCCCTGAATACCAGTGAGGCCCGTGAGGAACTGAACCGTCTAAACGCGTCCTCCCGTGAGCTGCAACGGACGAATGATGGTTTGCGCAATTCGATGACAGAACTGGTAGCCTCCGGCAAGAAAGGCAGCGATGAGTACAAACGTCTGGAGGCAGAGCTGAATTCCAATTCCAAAGCCATATCCGATAATAATACGAAAGTGAAGATTCTTCGCTCCTCCATGAAGAGCACCGAGAAAACTTATGCGGAACTGGCCAAAGAGGCCCGCGGGCTTCAAAAACAGCTGGACAATACTGTCAAGTCCCTTCATCCGGAAGAATATGCCCGTTTGGAAAAGCAGCTGGAGGAAACACGAGAGGCGATGGCCCGTCTGCGTGGCGGAACCAATGAAACTTCCGGGTCATTCCTGAAACTGGGGAATATGAAAGCTATGGTGGTGGGATTTTTTGCGTCCGCCGGAGCGGCTGCCCTTGATTTTTTCAAAAACGGCATGTCCAAAGCAAAGGAATTTGTCAGGGAAAGTGTGGAGGTGGCCATTCAGGCTGACGGAGTTCTTCATGCATTTGAGAAGTTGGACCGCCCTGATCTTCTTGCAAACCTTCGTACTGCCACTAAGGAAACCTTGTCGGATCTTGAGCTGATGAAAGCAACGGTCAAGGCAAAGGATTTCCGGATCCCGGTTGATGATATGGGAAAATATCTGGCATTCGCCCAGTTGAAGGCGCAGCAGACCGGCCAAAGTGTGGAATATATGACAGACTCTATTGTGACCGGTCTGGGGCGCAAGTCGCTTCTTATACTGGACAACCTGGGACTTTCCGCCGCAGAAATCAATGAGGAGGTTGCCAAAACTGGTGATTTCATGAAAGGGGTGTCCAATATCATAGACCGCCAGCTAACACAATCCGGATTGTATGTATCCGCATCTGACAAGGCTGCTCAGGCTGATGCAAGGTTGGAAAATGCCAAATTGAAACTAGGAAGACGGTTGTCCTGGCTTGGAGATTTATGGATCAGCTTGAAAAACAGAATGGCTGAAACTGTCAATACAACAGTATCCACCGCCAATGAAAAGTTTTATGAACAGAAGGAACGGGTTATAAACCTTTATTCCGAGTATATGCCGTTGCTGGACCGGTATGATGAGCTGAAGACCAAGACCAGACTATCCTCGGATGAGCAGGCCGAACTTAATTCCATCATCACCAAAATCACGGACAATATTCCCGGAGTGATAACCAAAGTGGGGGAATATGGACAGGCACTGGATATTTCCAGCGGCAAAGCCAGGGAGTTCGTGCGGCAGCAGAAGGTACTGTTGGAATATATGAACCGGGAAGCCATCAAGGAAGAGGAGAATAATCTGGAGGAATACAGGAAGAAATACCAGAACGCGCTGAAGGCGCAGCAGGCCGGAGGGGTGTATGTGACTTCTTCCATGAGCAATACCGGATATTCCACCTCCTGGTTCGATAATACTCCGGGCACACTGGCACGTATTGATGATGATGTCAGGAAGTATGGCGACATGATCAAGGGTGCCGAGCTCCGAATCCGGGAACTGCGGGGTGAGAGTCTGGAGAAGTCCCTGGAGGACAACGAGAAGAGGATCAAGATGCGGGATGAGTTCATCAAGATGAACAAGAAACAGCTGGAAACATGGCTTGCAGACGAAAAAAATGCGGACAGCGAGTACAGGGACATGGCCCGCACCATTCTTTCCGGCAAGACGGATATCCAGGTGGATCCTCAGAAAGCCAATGCGGTTAATGCGCAGAGTGTGAAACTGGAGGACTTGCAGAAGAAACATTTGCAGGAGCGTCAGCGTCAGGAGGAGGAACTGGAATACCGGATAGCCCAAACCCGTATTGATGCTATGGAGGCCGGGGCTGAAAAGGAACTGGCACAGCGGGAACTTGACAACCGCAGGGAGATATCGCTTCTGCGGCGGCAGAAGGATGACTATATCCAGGCTGTAATCCGATTTGAGAAAGAAAAGTTCGAGGCCGAGGAGGAACTGAAGGCGAAAAAGAACAAGCGTTATGTGAAAAAATCCTTTGACTCGTACTCGGTGTCCGTGGATACGTCGGCATTTGACACGATCATCAGCAACACCACCAGACGTCAGAGGAAAGAGGGTTTGCGTGAGCAGGAAAGTGCATGGGACGAATATCTGATCAAATACGGCACCTTCCAAGGGAAAAAGGAGGCGTTGACGCGCAAATACAGGAATTTGATGGATAGTGAGTCTGATGCAGGCAGGATCGCATCCCTGCAAAAGGAGTTTGAGGAAGCTCTGTCGGCCCTGGATGTTGAGAAGTTGAAGCAGGAGATCAATTGGGAGTTGATATTCGGGGATTTAAGTAAGGTGTCTAAAAAAGAGCTTGACAAAGTTAGGGCACAGTTGAAACTGTTCCGTGAATCCGATGAGTATAAGAATATGGCTGTAGAGCAAAAAAAGGTTGTTGACGAAGCTTTAGACGGGATACAATCCGCCATTATTGACAAAGGCGGACTGCTTGGTGATCTTCCAGACCAGTTGGACAATCTGAGAAAAGCTCAGGAGGAACTGACCAAGGCTCAGGATGAATATAATATGTCCTTGGAAAGTGGAACACATGCCGAGCAGGAGGTGGCGAAGAAAAAGCTTAATACAGCATCCCAGAATGTCACGAATGCGAAAACGAATGTGGACAAGTCATCAAAGAAGGCTATAGACAATATAACCGGAGTCACCAATGCCATTGCACAGCTCGGGGAAGCGGATGTAAGTCTTTCCTCATTCGGGGATAGTGTCGGGTCATTGGTTGACGTACTCTCGGAATCCGGATCGAAGATAGGCGGGATTATTGCTGCCATCCTGGCCATACTTGACCAAATCGGTGACCAGGGGCTTGACAAATTCGTGGGAAATATACTGGAAACTGTGAGCAATGCCGTAGGAGGAATTTTCGATACGGTGGGGTCCATTTTTGGGATCAAGGGGGCCGGTGGTATTTTCCATGGCGCTGATTATTCCGGTTATAATGAGATGGTGGCGCAGTATGATAATCTACTGGATATCTGGGACGAGCTGCTTGACAAAAAAAAGGCATATATAAATGAAAGTTACGGTGCAGAAGCATCCAAAGCCGGAGAGGAAGCTCTGAATATTGCAAAAAACGAGCTGGATGTACAAAAGAAACTTGCCGAGGCACGTCTGAGTGCCGGCAGCAGTATCGGAAGTCACAGCCAGGGCTACAGGATGTGGAAAGGCTCCTACAAATGGGAAGGACAGAACTGGCGTGATGTCGCTGGGGAGATATCCAGGGAGTACGGTGTGACGTTCAACGAGATGAAAGATATGATCAATATGTCCCCGGAAGTCTTGCAGTCCATCAGGGAGAATTATGCCGGCCTCTGGTCTGTTATGGACGGAGAGTTCAGGAACCATCTGGAAAATATCATCAAATATGGCGAAACGGAAAAGGAAATACTGGAGGCGGTGAAGGAACAGGTTACCGGTATATCCTTTGACAGTTTTGAGGATTCTTACTGGGAGATGATATCCGATCTGGAGAACGGAAATGAAGAACTGGCCGAGAATCTGGAGGAACAGCTCCGCAAATCCATTATCAGAGCCATGATGGCCGACAAGTACAAGGAACAGGTCAGAAAACTATATGAAACCTGGGCAGAATATGGTGAGGATGGTTATACGAAAGATGAGGTTGATGCATTGCGTGAGATGCAAGAACAGTTGTCTGAAGCAGTGCTGGCCGAGAGAGACAGTCTGGCGGATATCTTCGGATGGGACGCATCCGGAGACTCTTATTCCCAATCCTCTTCCAAAGGATATTCCACCACCATGAGCCAGGAAACAGGTGAGGAGATCAGCGGACGGCTGACAGCCATGTATGAGTCTAATGTACGTTTGGGAACCAAAGGAACGGAAATGAATGCGAATATGCTTATTATTTCCACGGCAGCATTGAATATGGCAAAGGAACTTGCTGCTCATTCGGTGTGTGTCACGGAAATGCGCGATGTATTGCATGAATGCAACGATCATTTGGAGAAAATTGAAAAATATACCGGCATATTGAGCGGCATGGACGACACTCTTGCCGAGATAGAAAAAAACACAAAAGGAATGTGATTATGGAGAGGAATGCTTTTATTAATGGCAGGAATATCTGGAGTACATGGGGTGCGGAATTGATGGACGGAGCTTTGGAGGCTATACTGACACCCCCTCCTGTGAAGGACTATATCGAAAATGACAGCAGGTTGGAACATGGCATACAGATTACTTCATCGCCTGAGATCTGCAAGATGGATTCTAGGGAGCTCACCCTGCCTTTTTTTATTACGGGAAACTCGCAAAGTGACTATCTGGATAAATATTCGTCCTTTGTATCCGAACTGGTAAAGGGTAAAATTGCACTGAAAATCCCGGCACTGGGAAAGATTTACAATCTGTACTATCTGTCTTGCGGCAAGTATGGAAGTTACGGAAAATGCCGGGGTAAGTTTATGGTCAAACTCAAAGAACCCAATCCGGGCGACAGGAAAGATATTGTATGAAAATTGAGATCAGAAATTCAGCTGGTACACCATGTTATCAGGATGTTGTCAGAAAAAGCAGCAAACGTAAGTTCACTTTGATGAAGGAGGACTTTATACTTTTGAAGTTCTCTCTGAAATCTCCTGTCTTTTTCAAACTGGGCGACTGGACGGAGGACACACGTTTCGGACGGTTCGAACTATGCGATCTGTACAAACCCAAGTACAACCGTAAAACCGGGGCATACGACTATGAGCTTCAGCTTGACGCCTACTACTGGAAATGGAAAAACAAAATCTTCAAATATACCCCGGAGACGACCGGACAGGAGGCGTCCTGGAACCTGACCGCTCCGCTTGACGTACAAGCCGGTATAGTCCTTAGAAATTTGAAAGCTCTTGGTTACACATACAAAGGACAGGATTTTGTTTTCTCCATTGATTCCACAGTCGAAAATAAGTCCCAGTTGATGAGTTACGACAACATCAACATCCTTGACGCTTGTTTTGAGATGGCAAAGAAATGGGACTGTGAGTGCTGGATAACCGAGAATATAATCCATTTCGGGCGTTGTGAGTCCGGTGACGCGGTGGATTTCGAGATCGGGAAAAACGTGCAGGAAATGTCACAGTCAGAATCCCAGTCCACCTATGCCACCCGTATCTACGCTTTCGGCTCAACAAAGAATATCCCATCTGACTACCGTCCGGTTGATGAGACCGTGGTTGTGAACGGCGTGGTGCAAAAACGCTTAATGCTTCCCGAAGGCACTCCTTACATTGACGCTTATCCTGATATGACTACCGAGGAAGCTGTCGAGCAGGTGGTTATCTTCGATGAAGTCTATCCCCGAAGAACGGGCATCATGTCGGATGTCACCACTATCGAAGTGACGGACAAGGTGGAGAATGAGGACGGCACAACCACCGAGGAAAAATGGAATGCCTACCGCTTTAGGGACACGGGTGTTAACTTTTCCGAGAAATATATCCTCCCCGGTCAGGAGCTGAGGATACGTTTCGCGTCCGGACTTCTCAACGGTTTGGAGTTTGCCGTGAAGTTCAATCCTGAGGGAAAGCCGGAGAAATTGGAGGATGGCGGATGGAACCCTGAGGCACAGCTTTGGGAGATAGTCAGGAATGAGGACTATGGCAGACCGCTTCCCGGTGATGTGCTCTTTCCCCAGGATGGAGATGAATATGTGCTTTCCGGCTGGGACAGTACGAAAATAACCGAGCTGGGGCTTGTGGGTGCCGCCGAGCAGGAGTTGAAGGAAAAGACTGAAAAGTACGCTGCCAAATCCAAGATAGACCCGAGTACCTATGGCTGCACGATGATGTCAAATGACGCATACCGTGAGGATGGCATTCACAATTTCTATGGCATCGGTCAAAAGGTCAACCTTATCAACAAGGCTTATTTCGAGAACGAAAGGCAGTCAAGGGTTATCGGATTTGAATTCAATCTTGATTTAGCTTATGATTCCCCTATATATACTGTCGGGGAAACCGCCGCCTATTCCCGTATCGGGGAGCTGGAGGAAAAGGTTGAGAGCCTTACCCTGAAGGGACAGACCTATACGGGCGGTGGTGGCAGCGGTGTGTATGTGATCGGAAGCCACGACTCCACCCCTGCGACAGACCATAACGTGTATTCCGCATTGCGCTCCTTAGTAATGTTCCTTCGTAAGGATCAAGCGGACGGAACAAATTTCTTATTGAAGTTCGGCAAGTTCATCGACTCCATGATTGCCGGTAAAGGTGCCGGTATCTATCCTGACGGGCGCGGTCAGTTCGAGCGTCTTGAGGTACGCGGCTCCGCAGTGTTCAAGGAAATCATCTATAACCGTCTGAACGCGCAGGAAGGCGACACCTCATATTCCGAGAACGGAGTCATTGAGTCCGTGGCTTTAGAGAGCGACGGAACTTATACCCTGAAATTGCGCAAGCGCTGGGAGAATGACTTCACCGCATTCCAGGAGGGTGATATAGTGTACGGGATTGTAAACAACCTCTTTTCTACGGGGGAGTATTACGCCTCGTGGATGCGCGTGCTGTCCAAGAATGTCCCGGCCAACTCCATCTCGGTGTTGTCATACCCGGACAGTGAGGTGCCGGGCGGTAAAAACTATCCTCCCACAGAGTTGACGATCATTACCAGAAGAGGAAACGCCTTCAATGAGGACAGGCAAAGCTACTGGTATTTGTCCGCCACCACGGATAAATGTCTTGTCTGGCTGGAAGGAGTAACGAAGCCTGTCTTGGAACAGAACAACTATTACATGATATTGGGGCGTTTGCCCAATTTGGATTTGTTCGACAATCTCCCCGTCAACTATAAGCACTCGTACATATTCGCCCGTGCCGGCATCTTCGGTGAACTTTACCGGGTGGACTGGCAGGGACTGCCCGTACAGGAACTGGTGGACCGTGGCTTTTGGTCGGCCGAAGTCGCGTCCTCTGACAATCCTTACACCAATACGCAGGAGCGGGCGGACACGGTTTGGCACTACGGCTGCAAATGGAAGTGCCTGATGACGGGAACAGCCGACGAACCGCAATATGCGGCGGTCGGATGGGCGATGCTGGAAGGGAACCCGGAATTTACGATAGGGATCGGCAGCACAAAGGGGTGGTATTTTGATATCGAGACTTTTTCCACAACGTTATATATTACCGGCAAGCTGTACAACCGTGACGTGACAGATCATATACTTGACGCTGATGTGAGCTGGACGCGTGATACCGGGAATGTATCAGAAGATAACGCATGGGCGGTGAAGCGTGCCGGCGCCGGGAAAAATCTTCCTCTGACGATAGATGATCTCGGACCGAATTATACCAACATGCGGGTGTGTACGTTTAAAGCACAGGCGTTATTGCGTGACGGGCAGCAGTTTGAAGTGGCGGAGAATTTTGTAACATTTTAAAATGGTTTTATACAATGGCAACAAAGCAACGAAAAATAGAAATCAACTACCGGCTGTTACAAACCAGTTGTAACATCGAGGTGGTGGGCAGCGTGCCGGACATGCAGGTCTACCAGGCTGACAAAGCTGAATACACTCCGGACTATACGCTGACACCGCTGGTCCTGTTTCCGCGGTGCAACGCCACCGATCCGGAAGCGGTGACTAAAATCGGGGCGGTCAACTCCAGGCTGACCAACATGAAGTGGTACGAGCGCATCGGAACCACACGCACACTTATCACATCGACAAACACAGGCTACAGCATTACGGAGTCCGGTGACAGCAAGGGACAGATCACAATGAAAAAAAATGTCACCGTCCTAAAACCCGTCACGCTGGAGTTTTACGCGGAATATGCCGACACACGTACCGGACAGCTGTTTACTTTTCAGATGAGCTGTCTTGTCCGCGCGGTTGACGGTACGGATGCGATCCCCGTATTGACGATAGACAGCCCGTCCACGCTGGACTGGAACCCGGTGCGTGACATCACCGCACAGACCATCACGGCTAAACTGATGGTAGGCGACACGGACGTGACGGCTACGGGCAAATGCAAGTTCTTCTGGTACCGTCTGTTGTCTACGGGAGCGCTGGAGGCGATAACCACAGGAGCGGGTGACAACGACTGGGAGTTTGTATCACTGAACAAGAATGTATATAAGATTGACCGCAATTATATAGGTGATGACATCACGATTGTCTGCAAGGCCACCTATGCGGCTTCCGGGACTCCGGCATCAACCCCGGGCACATCGGACCCGGCAGTCTCTACGGTGATACGCCGCAGGATTCCGAAGATTGAAGCCGACTGGGAGGGCGTACCTACGGGTGTTCCGGATGGGACTTACGCCATCTTTCCCAGACCCGTCATTCGGGATACCATGGGGGTTATCCCGAATCCATCCGCCATGTTTAACTGCCACTGGTACGTCAAGAAGAGCGGAGATGCCGGATATGCCAAGGTTGCCGACGGATACTCTCCCAGGATACCTTTCAGCAACGGCATGATGTTAAAGCTGGAGGTGGAGGACAGAGGCCCTTACGTGGCGCTGACACAAGGCGGCAAGGTGCTCACACAGGGGGGCAAGGCGGTAGTAGTAAGAAAATTTGGATAACATTAAAAACAATAGAATTATGGCATTTTACATTAAAGTAACGAAGGAGGTTGCCGACCGGTTGCATCTGACCGATATCCGCAACAGGACAGCGGATGGCAATGTATTATTGTGGCAGGCGGACGTGGCACGTTTCCCCGGCGACACGGTATTTGACAGGGCCAAGGAAGCGGGCGGCGTCTGCCTGACCCCGCAGGCGGCGAAAGAAGAGATAGACGGTACGGACCATCCCGTCGAAGTATTCACACCTGCCTCTTGGGGGGAGGACAACACCGAAAGCTCCGAAGGCACGGATAGTACGGAAACGACCGGGGAAGGAGGAGCGTCATGAGTTTGGCCAGCGCGACCGGACAGGTCATATTTTCGCAAAAGGGCGGCGTATACATGCCTGCCATCCAGTGTAACCAGGGAGATCTGTATCAGGAGTATATGGGCGAAGCGTCCGCGCCGACGAACATCGCACCGGATTTCGCTTCGCTCAAGCCCGTCTTGTCCTTCATTCTCACCTCTTCGCGGGTGGCGGAAGGGCTGGTGGTTCCTTCCTCCATGAAATGGTATTTCAATGATGTCGAGATCAAGTTCTCGGGCAATGTCTCCACCAACACGTTTGGCGGTGAGACGGGACATTTCAAGTTTATCCCTTACCAGCCCGGTACGACGGATTACTACGGATTGCAGATCGTCAAGAATCTGGTCAAGGCGAGCGGAGCGGCCTCTTGTACCATCAAGGGTGAAGCCACCGCGACCGCTG